CTTTTTAGGTTTAATTTCAATTAAAAAGGTCTTTCCATTAGTCATTTCAATATATAAATCTACAAAATAGCGATGTAATCTCTTATCTACGCTACATTTGTATGGAACAACAATCTCTTCAGAGCTCCAAGCTCTAATATTTGGATTGTTCTCACACCATCTAAAAGCATTTCTTTCCCAGAGAGACCGAAATACCACTTTATTTGAATTACCCAAATACTTATCTGGGTTTTTTATTTTGTATCTGCCTTTGTAAGCCATATAAATAATACTATAGTTTTTTATTAACATAGGTATTTATATGGCTGAAAACAACGAACAACCAGAATCAAAAGAAAAAGGTAGTGGGTCTAGACTCGTATTTCCTCAACATTTGGCACAATTAATTGACCAAGACGGTGGATATCCATTTGTAAAAATCACTAATAACGAAGATGAGCAAACGGTTTGTTTACCTATACCAAATGCTTTAACACTCGCTGATGGAGCAAGTTATGAAGGATTAGATATGGGTGACTTTAAATCTGCTGAAAACTTTCAATCACAAGGTGGAGCTGCTGGAACAACACAACAAGATAGATTAGCTCTTGGATTAAGAACTGCTGCAAGTTTACCAGGTATCGATAAAATAGCAAAAACAACTTTATTAGCTAAAAGAATTGCAGTTAATCCTATGACTGAATTAACATTTAGTGGTATGGAAATGAGAAACTTTACAATGGCATTTGAAATGACTCCTCGAAATGAGGATGAAGCAGATACAGTTGGAAAAATATGTCATAAGTTTCGTAGATTAATGTATGCAGAAAAAACAGGTTCAATAGGATATACTGTAAGATATCCAGCTATGTTTAGAATTCAATTTATGTCAGGTGAAAATGAATCTAAATTCTTTCCAATTATACATGATTGTTATATTGGTGGATTAGATACAAACTTTTTTGCACAACAAGGAGCATTCCATAGAGTCGGTAAAGATTTTATGGCGCCTAAGATTAGTATATCGCTATCATTTAAAGAAGGTAAAATGCTTACTAGAGATGATTTATACGGCGATGATGGCACACCAAAATATGACCGTGGACCAATGGCTGATGCTTCACCTGGAATTACAGATTCAGAAGTAAGTGATGCTGAAAACGCTGGTAGTAAGGAGGACTAATGAGCTTTTTTAAACAATTTCCAAAAATAGATTATGACTTTAATAGGGAAGGTTCCATTACACAAATGGTTGATATCTTTCGTTCAGTTCGTCCATTACCAACATTTGTTGATGAGTTTTCAGGATATAAGCTATATGAGATTAAAGATGGTGAAAGGCCTGATATTGTAGCTAGTAGATTATATAAAAATCCAAAACTATATTGGACATTTTTTGTAGTAAATGATTTTTTACATGATGGATATCGTTCATGGCCAATGACAGCAAGTGCTTTACACGCATATATAGAAAAAGAATATAAAGGTAAAGTAATTGAAATGGAAACTAAAATGCTTGGTACTACACAAATTGATAGTATTGCAGGTAAGTTTACTCTTGGCGAAACAATTACCGGGCAAACATCAGGAGCAACAGGTAAACTTATAAAGAAAAATATTGATATGAATCAACTTATTGTTGATGGTGGTAATTTTATAGGTAATATGCATGAATCAGATGGTTCAAGGGAAGAAATCGTTGGTGGTACAAGTACAGATAGAGTAAGTACATTTAGAGTTTGGAATTATGCCGATGCTCCTTATTATTACTATAATGAAAATGATGGTGAAAAGAAACCAGTCACAAATGCTTTACATATTACAGGTGGAGTTGCTTCATCGGATTTAGCATATCAATCATATAGAAATTTTGAATTTGAAAGAAATGAAGATAGGTCTAAAATCAGATATGTAGACCCTAATTACGTAGAAAGATTTGTAGATAAATTTGAAGATTTAATAAATGTCTAATCAAACCGAAAAATTAAATGCCGCTGGGTCAGTGTCGCCAGATTCTTATGTTGTAGACCAAGCCCTCTTACATCCATCAAATAAAACTGAGCCAATTGATATAAGAGAAATGTTAATGAAGCTTGAGTTTGTTGAAAGCCTTCATAATCCTTATATTGAAGGAAATATTTTTGTACAAGATTCAGCTAATATTTTAAGCTTATTAAGATTAAATGGCAATGAAAAATTAGAATTAAAAATACAAAAACAAAAACAAGATGAATCAAAAGAAGAAGATGAAGATACAAAATGGGAATTTGAAACTAGAATTATAGAAATATATGATTACGCGCGTACGTCCCCGAGCAGACAATATTACCATTTAAGAATTGCTTCACCACACCTCATTGCTAATCAAGCAAAATTACTTAAACGTCCATTCAAAGGTACAATAGGAAATACCATACAACAAATTATAAAGAATGATTTATCTATTGAAAGAATAGAAAATATTAATACATCAACAAAGACACCAGTATCTGGAGTTTTTCCTAGATTAAGGCCACTTATAGCAGCAAATTGGTTATTAAAAAATGCTTATGAAGATAGTACGCCATTTTATTTTTATGAAACAATTAAAAAAGGTATATATTTAGATTCATTAAAAAAGATGTTTGAAAAAGAACCATATAAAACATTTGAACTAAAATCATTCTTTGCAAATAATCCTGGAACGCCAGGATATTATGATGAAGTAAGTAGAAGAATTAAAAGCTTTTCATCACCAGTTAATTTTTCACAGTTCTCTAATATTGGAGAAGGTGTTTATTCATCAAAGGTTCATAAATTAGATATTTACAAAAAAGAATATGTAGTAGATGAATATCGATATAATGGTGATAATAAATTAAATGAGTTTCAACCTTATTCAAGTAATGATAAAGTAAATGAAAATGATTTTAAAGATAATACTGAATCTAAAAACTATTATATATCATTAAATACTGGACAAAAAGAAGATAACTATCATGCACCAAATGATAATACAATAATGAAAGCAAAAGCTCAATTAAAAGGTTTAGAATCTAATACAATGGAAATGGTTATAACTGGAGATTTTGGATTAGAGGTTGGAAATATAATACAAGTTGATGTAAGTAAAGCTTCTTCTGCTGACCAATTAGAAGAATCAACTATGTTTGATAAGTACTTAGGTGGAAAATATTTAGTCAAAGAAATTAAAAGTTATTTTACTCAAAGCTTTGAACAAAAGGTCACACTAATGAGAGATTCAGTTGGTGTTGATATTGATAGTAGTGAGCCGGAAGAGCAGGAAAAAACAGCATGATATACCACAATACACATAGAGATGAATTTATAAACCACGAATTTTTTTGGTTCATAGGTGCAGTAGAAGATATTGATGATACTGAATTATATTCAAGAGTTAAAGTAAGACCATACGGTTATTATGAAACAGAAGCTAATGGAGGTCCAACAAAGGACGAACTTCCCTGGGCAACTGTTTTATTACCAAATACTTCTGCATCCAAAGCAGGTGTAGGAAGTACTCATGGTTTATTAGTTGGTTCATGGGTTGTTGGATTCTTTAGAGATGCAAGAAGCGCTCAAGACCCGATTATAATCGGTAGTATACCAACACAAACTGATGGTACAAAAGATGTACCAACTGATGATATCAAAAAGAAAACTCATGTGACTGAATCTGGTCATACAGTTATATTTGATGATACACCTGGCAATATACAAATCGTACACCAAGCTGGTTCAAGTATTACTATGGACGCAGAAGGTGGAATTACAATTGTATCTAAGCCAGGACAAAAAACAAAAATAGTATAATGTCAGAAATAAAAGTAGAAATACCACCATTGGAGTGTCCAGCGGTTTTATTACCTACACCAAAAAACTTAATGGATTTTTTTGGTAAGTTAGCTACTGAAGCTGAAAAGGCTGCATTATCTGGAGTTGAGGAATTAAAAAAACAAGGAGAGGATTTAAAGAAGATTTTAGATAGTGTAAGAAGTATATTAAGTCCTTATGACCCAGATTTTAAAGCGATTAGTATACCTGAACAAGAATTTAAAATCATGATACAAAGGTTGATTGAAGAGTTTCATATATATGTACCAACCAAAATATTAGAATTAATTAATAGTTTATTTCCTATTAGTTTAACAATGACCGTTCCTGGTTTAGGAATTAGTATTGATATATTAAAGGTTGCTACTGATAGAGAATATTTAAAAGAATTAGCAAAAGAAATCAGTGGTTATGGGCCTGATGTAGAAGCTCAAATTGAAGCGTTAAGAGCTGCAAACCCTGATATGTCGGCCGAAGAATTAAATAAACTTATATTAGAACTTCGTAATAATAAAATAGATTCATTATATAAATTATTACCTGATGAATATAAACAATTTGGTGGTGAATATGGTTTAGACAATGCTGAATTAAAAGCCAAACAGGTAATGGATTTTATAAAGAATGAAGTCACTAAGTTTATGAATGGTGAAATGTTTACTGGATTTGGTGGATTAATTGATAAGTTTAGTACTATATGGAATCTATTAGGATTACCAGCATTACCAGTACCACTTACACTTGATGTAGGTGCAATGATTAAAGCAGTTGTAGATGCTGAAAAAGCAAAATTTAAAGCTGAGTTAGAATCATTAGAAGGAACTTTAACTGGTCAAGATTTAATTGATGCTCGAAATAAAGCTATGGAAAAATATACAAAGGCAACTCTTGATGGTTTAGGTGGATTATCAATATTTGGATTTAGCGTATCAGATTTATTAGGCGGTGAGATTGATGATAATGTGGTTAACCTAGAATTTCAGGTTGCTAGGATTACTCAAAAATTAAAAGAGTTTAAAGAAAATTGGCAAACATTCTTATTAAAAGAATGGATGAATAAAGTCACAGCATTCTTTGATGCAATAGGATTAGGTGCTTTGACTCAATGGATTACCTTTGATTTTTGTATGTTTATGACATTAATAGGTATACCAAAAACAATAGATTTAAGTGGATTTGGAGGTATTACAGAAAAAAGTAATGAATTTACTTCGGCTTTAGGTGGTCAAAGTATCGTTCCACCTGTATAAATAGTTATATGGCAGGATTATCACAAGCAGACAAACAAGTTAAAGAGGGAGTTTCCGCATCTAAGATAGTTGCTAGGAAAAAGCCTTATCGTGATTTGGATTTATCTTTAGCAATACATCCAATCCGAAAGGATATTATCCCATTAAAAGATGATAGAGCAATTGTAAATGCAATTAAAAATCTTTTAGTCACTAACTTTAATGAAAGACCTTTTGGTTCTAAAAAGGGCGCTAACCTAGTTGGTTTACTCTTTGAACCAAATGATGCAATTACTCGAATTCAATTAAGAGATGGAATTAAAAAATGTATAAGAAACTTTGAACCAAGAGTAAGTGTTGGTGCAATTAATATACAAGATAATCCCGATAGAAATTCATATAATATTCAAGTTTATTTTAGAATAAAAGAATTTGATACCGAAACAAATTTAAACA